TTATTCTGATACTGGACCAAGGACTGGACCAAACATTTCTGGAACATTTGGTCCTATAACAGATCTAATGGAACGTAAAGCAAAGCCGTACAACAAAGCCAAAGGCGGGGTTATTAAGTCAGCTTCAAACCGTGCAGACGGCATAGCAATTAGAGGAAGGACAAGAGCATGAGATCCTCTCGTGGTATGGGCGCCATAATGCCTACTAAGATGCCAGGTAAGAAAACGATCAAACGCAAGGACAATCCAGAGGATGTGGAGATGTTTGCGGGTGGTGGACTTTATGCCAATATCGCTGCCAAGAAACGCAGGATAGCTTCTGGGTCAGGCGAGAAGATGCGTAGTGCTGGTGCTAAAGGCGCACCTAAGAAGGGTGATTTTGTAAATGCTGCTAAAACGGCTCAATACAAAGAGGGTGGTACGGTTAATAAAGCTGGTAATTATACGCAACCTGGTATGCGTAAGGCTTTATTTAATAGTATTAAAGCATCGGCTACGCATGGTACGGCAGCGGGTCAATGGTCAGCGAGAAAAGCACAGCTCCTAGCTAAACGTTATAAAGAAAAAGGCGGCGGGTACAAGTGAAATGGTCAGACAAACGCAAAAAGTCGATCAACTGCGACAGCCCAAAGGGGTTTTCGGAGAAGGCTCATTGCGCCAGCAAAAAGAAGAAGATGGCAGGGGGTGGTTTAGCAAAATCACAGCAGTCTTTAAAATCTTGGGGAGACCAAGACTGGCAGACCAAGTCAGGCAAGAAGTCGTCCGAGACGGGCGAGAGATACCTGCCCAAGAAAGCAATCGAAGCGTTAAGCCCACAAGAGTACGCAGCAACAACACGAGCAAAGCGGGCGGGAAAAGCACAGGGAAAACAGTTCGTGCCCCAGCCCAAAGGAATAAAAGCAAAAGTAAAACCGTATAGGAAAATATGACTACTACAGGTACCACAGCTTTTAACCTAGACATGAACGACCTCATTGAGGAGGCGTTTGAGCGTTGTGGTTTAGAGCTTCGATCTGGTTATGATTTTAAAACCGCTAGACGGTCTTTAAATCTGCTTACTATTGAGTGGGCCAATCGAGGTATTAATTTGTGGACTGTCGAGCAAGGGCAGATCATAATGAACACGGGTCAGGCTATTTATCCTATTCCAGTGGATACGATTGACCTCTTGGATACTGTGGTGCGTACTAATAATGGTCAGGGTAATAATCAGATTGACATCAATATTAGTCGTATTAGCGAGTCTACATACATCACCATTCCTAATAAAAACGCTACAGGGCGCCCTATTCAGGTTTGGATTAACCGACAGTCAGGTAACGTTGCAAACGTCTCACAGACTGCTTTAAATGGTGCTATAACCGCAACTGACACAACCATTACTTTAGTTAACGCAACATATTTACCTACTCAGGGTTTTATTAATATTGATAATGAGACTATTGGCTATCAGAACATCGTAGGAAATCAAATCTTAAACGCTTGGCGGGGTCAGAACGGCACAACAGCGGCAAGCCACACAACAGCTACGGCGGTATATACCAACAATTTACCTTCAATTAACGTTTGGCCTACCCCTAACCCACCAGGAACCCAATACACATTTGTGTATTACAGAATGCGTAGAATACAAGACTCAGGTACTGGTATTAGAACTCAGGACATTCCGTTCCGCTTTATACCTTGCATGGTGGCGGGCTTGGCTTATCAGTTAAGTGGCAAAATGCCTGGAGTTGATCCAAACAGAATAATGATGCTTAAAGCCGACTACGAACAGCAATGGGACTTGGCGTCTAGCGAAGACCGAGAAAAAGCCCCTGTTCGTTTTGTCCCCCGTAATATGTTTTACAGCTAATCATGCCTAGTAAATTTAGTAGTGGCAAATATGCAATTGCCGAATGTGACCGATGCGGTCAGCGGTATAAATTAAAGGAGCTTAAAAAATTAGTTGTTAAGCAACAAATAAAGAATATTTTGGTATGCCCTAGCTGTTGGGATCCAGATCAGCCACAATTGTCATTAGGCTTGTACCCAGTAAATGACCCACAGGCTGTTAGGAATCCGAGACCAGACGTAAGTTATTTAGTATCAGGGCAAAGCGGCTTGCAGATTAACCAGACGGGCATTGGCCCAGACGGGTTTGGTAGTCCAGAAATGGGTAGTAGAGTAATACAATGGGGTTGGAACCCTGTAGGCGGCAGTAGGGGACCCGATGCAGGATTAACCCCAAATGACTTGGTACAACAAGTAATTGTTGGTACAGTAACGGTAACGACAACTTAAGGAGTTAAAAATGTATAAAAAAGGCGCAGATGGTATTACTAAAACTGGTAAAACCGAAGGTAAAAACCTAGGTGACTCAGGCCCAACAGTGGCTATTGAGAAGGGTCCAGCACATCGTTCTGGCGGCGGTAAAACCAATGCTGATATGAAAAAATATGGTCGTGGTATTGCTAAGGTGATGAACCAGAAACGCCACGCAGGAAGAGGACGTTAATCATGGCTAAATTTTCTATGAAAAAAGGCGGCAAGGAAGTAGGACCTGCTGAAGTTTACGCTCCACCGCACACTATGGATGGTAAGGCTACTAGCATCGTGGCAGACAGTGCTTACACTCCTGGAGCTAAAGTAATGGATACCATGAATATGTCTGTTGGCGGTATTAGTAAGGGCAATTACCCCCCTGAGAATCGTTACGGCAAGATTCAAATGCGTGGTACTGGCGCTGCTACTAAAGGCAAAATGTCTAGTGGGAAAATGGGCTAATGAACTACGCTCAGTTAACGCAAGCGATTCTTGACTATTCTGAGTCTTATGAACAGACTTTTGTAGACAATATTCCGCTTTTTGTCCAGCAATGTGAGGAGCGGATTTATAACGCCGTTCAAATACCTGCTATTCGTAAGAATCAGGTAGGCAACTTTACACAGAGCGACAAGTACCTTGCGTTACCTCCAGACTACTTAGCGTCCTTTTCGATGGCGGTTATTCTGGCTGATGGTAGCCAAGAGTTCTTAATCGACAAGGATGTTAACTTTATTCGGCAGGCGTACCCAAACCCTACAGATGAAGGCGTTCCTCGTTATTACGCCCAGTTTGAGCCATATACATATATTATTGGCCCTACCCCTGATGCAAACTACAACGTGGAATTACATTATTACTATTACCCACAGTCTATTGTTATTGCTGGGACATCTTGGTTAGGTGATAATTTTGAAACTGTATTGTTGTATGGTTCGTTGCGTGAGGCTGTAATTTTCCAAAAGGGGGAGCAAGACATGGTTAGTTACTACGAAGCCAAATACCAAGAATCCTTAGCGTTACTCAGAGAACTGGGTGATGGTAAAGATAGAAGAAGCGCATACCGTGATGGACAACTTAGACTGCCCGTACCTGGGCCTGTTAGATAATTTTTTAGGAGCAAAAAATGGCAATTACCCAAGCAATGGCTACATCGTTCAAGGTTCAACTCTTGAATGGTCAGCAAAACTTTTCCGCAAACACGTTTAAATTAGCGCTGTATACCAGCTCTGCGACTTTAAATGAGAATACAACTGCATATTCCACAAGCAATGAAGTGCCTTCAACAGGTAACTATTCTGCTGGTGGCAATACTTTGTCTGTTAGCGTGACCCCAACAAACTCTGGAAACGTGGCTTTTATCTCGTTCTCTAATAGCTCTTGGTTAAACGCAACGATTACCGCTAACGGTGCTTTGATTTATAACGCCAACTTGGCAAATGCGGCTGTTGCTGTGTTAGCTTTTGGTGGCGATAAGACCTCAACAAATGGTACTTTTGCAGTTAACTTCCCAACCGCAGACGCAACTAACGCAATTATTCGCTTAACCGCAAGTTAAGGAGCTTAAATGGCTCTGATCTTAAAAGATCGTGTTAAAGAAACCACTACTACAGTTAGTACTGGCCCAGTAACACTTCTTGGCGCTGCTGATGGATACCAATCCTTTGCCTCTATTGGCGATGGGAACACGACCTATTACACCATTACTGCCCAAGTTGGTACTGAATGGGAAGTTGGTATTGGCACATATACGTCCAGCGGAACTACTTTAAGTAGAGATACAGTTCTTTCTTCTAGCAACGGAGGATCACTTGTTAACTTCTCAGCGGGCACCAAAGACGTATTTGTCACTCAGCCATCTGGAAAAGCCGTTTACACCGATGCTACAAATATCGTTAATACGTCTGGCAACGCTGCTACAACGGTTACTTTTACACAAGTTAACACCACAAATCTAGTTGCCAACACGGTTACGTTGACCGCAGGTACGATTAGTACTAATGCATCAAATACTACAGATATTGTTAATAAACAGTATGTAGACGGTATTGTTGCAGCTGGCGTCCACTACCATGAACCCGTACTTGTTGAGTCTCCAACGGCTTTAATTGCCACATATAATCAGCCAGGTGGCGCAGGTAACGGCGTAGGGGCCACACTTACCAATAGCGGTTCAAACGTAGCCTTAAGTATTGATGGCGTGTCACTATCTAACACAGCTCGTGTTCTTGTATATACCCAGTCTAATGCGGTACAAAACGGTGTCTATACGGTTACTAACCCAGGTGCTCCAGATGCTCCTGGTCCTGGGGCTGCTTGGGTACTTACTCGTGCAACCGATGCTGATACCTATGTTGTTGCTAGTTCTGCTGGTTTAAGCGAAGGTTCTACATTCTTCGTACAATCTGGTAATACAGGAGCTGGCGAGGTCTACACTTGCAACACCCAAGGAACCATTACATTTGGCACAACAAACATTACGTTTGCGCAAATCGGATCAGCTCAGATTTATTCCGCTGGTACAGGTTTAAGCCTTACAAATACTACATTTAGCATTGCTAATACAGCGGTTACTGCAGCGCAATATGGCAGTGATGGCAATGTAGCTCAAATCACGGTTAATGCTCAAGGCCAGATTACTAATGCCGCTAACGTGGCAATTAATGCTTCCAGTATTACTACTGGCACACTGCCCAACGCACAGACAACCGCTAATTCATCTAACGGCGCTAATACCATCGTATTGCGGGATGCTAACGGCTCGTTCAATGCCAACGTAGGAACCTTTACAACCGTTAATGCAACGACTGGTAACTTCACCAATATTACTGCCAATGCCGCAGGTTTAACAGACATCAATGCTTCAAATATTACTAGCGGCACGATCTCAAATGCCCGTACGACTGGGAATACAGCTAACAGTGCAAGCACAATAGTCCTTCGGGATGCCTCTGGCAACTTTGGCTCTAACGTCATTAGCGCCTCTTTGTTTAGCGGTGACGGGTCTGGGATTAATGCAATTAACGCAAGCAACATCTCATCTGGAACCATAGATAACGCTCGTACTACAGCTGCTTCTGCTAATGGAGCTTCTACGATTGTTCTACGAGATTCAAGCGGTAGCTTTGAGGCTAACCTAGTTAACGCAGTGTCCCTTAGTGGTAACGCTGCAACAGTGACAGGTATTAACGCATCCAACATTGCTTCAGGGACTATTGATAATGCCAGGACTACTGCTTCTTCTGCCAATGGTGCTTCCACTATTGTGCTTCGTGATACTAACGGGTCTTTTTCCGCCAACGTTGTAAACGCCAATAGCTTCTCAGGCAACGGTACTGCGATTACCGCAATCAACGCCTCGAACATTTCTAGTGGTACAATTGGTTCTGCATATGTATCTGGGGCGTATGCCAACATTACTGGGGTTGGAACGTTATCGTCTGGTACATGGCAAGCAAACGTTATCTCCGCTACCTACGGTGGTACTGGCTCTGCAAACTTAACAGCCAACAACGTTATTCTTGGAAACGGAGCCAGCACCGTACAGTTTGTAGCACCAGGAACCAGCGGTAATTTATTAACATCGAATGGAACCACTTGGCAGTCCACTACGCCACCGTTTGCGTATCCTGACCAAGCACTATTCTTAGCAACCATGATGAGTTAACTATGCCAACATATACAAGCACTTCTTACGCAACCGCTAACGTAGTCACTACGGGGTCAACTATTTTTACGGTTGGGGGTTCCAATACCGTTGCGGTTACTAGCCTATTAGTGGCAAACAAAAGCGCATCACCAATTACTGCGGACGCTTATATCACTCGTTCGGCTACGGACTACTACATCATAAAGGGCGCTACTGTTCCTGTTGGGGGATCTTTGGAAGCAATTGCTGGCAACCGTGTAGTTTTAATTGGATCAGATGCACTTAAGGTAGCAGCAAGTGCAAACACTTCAGCCGATTGTATTGTTTCAGTATTAACGACAAGCTAATATGCCATACCTTGGAAATACACCCACCACTCAGAGCTTTATCTCTGGAACCGACTATTTTAATGGTACGGGCGCTCAGACTGCGTTTACTCTTAGCCGTACACCAGGCTCAGTCAATGACATCCAAGCCGTAGTTAACAACGTAGTCCAGCAACCCAACGATGCGTATACGCTTAGTGGCAACACCATCACCTTTACTTCTGCGCCATCCACGGGAACCAATAACGTCTATGTGCGCTATCTCAGCACTACAACTCAGGTAATTACACCAAGCCAGAATACAGTTAGCTGGAGTACGCTCGATTCAAATGTTCAGGGTGATTTGGGCATTAACAATAAAAACAGAATTATCAACGGTGCGATGGTGATTGACCAAAGAAATGCGGGTGCTAGTGTTACTCCTACAAACAGTCAATATTTAGTTGATAGGTTTTTTGCTTCTTTAACCCAAACAAGTAAATTTACTGCACAACAAAATGCTGGTTCAGTAACTCCACCAGCAGGGTTTACAAATTATTTAGGAGTTACTTCTAGTTCTTCTTATGCAGTATTAGCAGGAGATTTGTTTGTTATTGGTCAAGCTATAGAAGGTTTTAATACGGCAGACTTAGACTTTGGTAAAGCTACTGCTAAAACAGTTACATTATCATTTTGGGTGAGAAGTTCACTTACAGGAACTTTTGGCGGTTCATTAATTAATAATGCGTCTAACCGTTCTTATCCGTTTAGTTACACAATTAACGCTGCAAACACTTGGGAACAAAAGTCTATAACTATTGCTGGTGATACTACTGGAACTTGGGTAGGTGCTACCAATGGTGTTGGATTATATGTTTACTTTAATTTAGGTTCTGGCTCAACTTATAGTGGAACTGCTGGTGCATGGGCTGGTTCACTTTTAACAGCACCTACAGGTGCAACATCCGTAGTCGGCACAAACGGAGCAACTTTCTACATCACAGGCGTACAACTCGAAGTAGGTACACAAGCAACAACATTTACTCCAGCTGGAAGTTCATACGGCGCTGAATTGGCTTTGTGTCAGAGGTATTATTACAAAACTTATAGTGCTAGTGTTGTTCCTGGAACTTCTACACAATTAGGAGCTATGTCATTAGAAGTATTAGCTGATGGTACATTAACAAGGTTAAAACTTTTTAGTGGAAGATTGCCTGTTTCAATGAGGACTCAACCCACAGTAACAGCGTATTCAGAAACTGGAACAGCAGATAGAATATCTGTATATAACAACAACATAAGCACATTAACTGTTTCAAGCATTGTTGGAAGAGGTGAAAATAGCTTTGGTTTTTATTTAAATACAACCTCAAACGCATCTGCATCTGCTTCATATATGGCTCAATTTGTTGCATCAGCGGAGTTATAAAATGTATAAATTATGCGAACCAAATTTGCGTGGCGAACATGACCAAGTTAAGCGTTTAACTGATTTTGCAAATATTCCTTTTGACCCAGCCAACACCGATTACCAAAAATACTTAGCATGGCTCGCAGAAGGCAATCAGCCCCTACCAGCAGATGAGGGAGATCAATAATGCCATTAACACAGGTTCAAGGGCAGATGCTCGGCGGGTCAAATAACACGACTACAACTATTCAGTCCAACGGCTCAACCGCAGTTACGATTGACTCTTCACAGAATGTTGGTATTGGTACTAGTAGTCCTTCTGCAAAACTTCATGTTGATGGTACAGGCAATCAATATAGTCGTTTATCAAGTTCTACGCATAGTAACTTTATTCAAGCAGGTTGCGTAAGTGGAAGTACTTTCCATGAATATAAATCTGTTTATCGCCTTGTAGATACCGATGCTGGTGAACGGATGCGTATTGACTCTAGTGGTAATTTGTTGGTTGGTACTACGAGTTCTGCCGTCACTACTGCTGGCATTCTTTTAAAACCAGCGGGTAATAGTGCATCGGTTCCTCTTGTCGGTTCAACTGGGGCATCGTCTTCAAGTGGCGAAATAACAATGGCAGTTTATTCAACAACTGCGGCTCAATATCAGTTTTATGTTGCATACAACGGACAAGCAACAGGAAGATTTACTTATGCCACTTTTTCAGACGCAAGGTTAAAAACCAATATTTCAAGCATTCAAAATGGTTTGGCAACTATAACGGCGTTAAACCCAGTAACTTTTAACTTTTTACCAGCAAAAGACCAAACAGAAAATTCTGATTTGAAATACGGGTTTATTGCTCAAGAAGTTCAACAGTTATTGCCAACATTGGTCAATGAAGGTTTAGATAAAGCGGAGGATGGAACGCCGTATCTAACATTGCAAACAGGTGATTTATTACCCATAGCAATCAAAGCAATCCAAGAACTCAAAGCAGAACTAGACGAAGCAAAAGCCGAAATCGCTGCATTAAAGGAGGCTAAATAATGCCTGTTAGTACAATTCCTGGCGCTGGTATTACATCAAGCACAACACTAACTACTCCTATTGTTTCTACAACTATGGGTGTTGGCGGTGCTACAGCAGCAGCAAGCGGTGCTGGTATTACATTTCCAGCAAGCCAATCTGCAAGCACAGACGCTAATACGCTAGATGATTATGAAGAAGGTACTTGGACAACTACTGTTTCCACTACTTCAAACATTACTGGCACACCAACACTATCCAATGCTAGGTATACAAAAATTGGAAATTTAGTAACGCTTGAAGGTACTTTTAGTGCGCAGGTAACATCATCA